ATAATCATGTCGCTGGACGCAGCGGCAGAAAAACACAACCGTGCTGACTTCACGGCACTGACTACGTGGGGCGTGTTCCTCAACGAAGAGTACGACAACTACCACATCATCCTGCTGAACAGTATAAAGAAGCGGCTGGAGTTCCCAGAGCTTAAAGAGTTGGCGCTGGAGGAGTACAGTGAGTGGGAACCGGATGCGTTCATTGTGGAGAAGAAGTCATCGGGCACGGCGCTGTACCAAGAGATGAGGCGTATGGGCCTGCCAGTATCAGAGTATACGCCTCACAGGGGGTCAGGTGATAAGTTAGCACGTCTGAACTCAGTATCTGATATTGTAGCGTCTGGTTTGGTGTGGGTACCCCCTACACGGTGGGCGGAAGAGGTAGTTGAGGAGATTGCTGGATTTCCGTTTATGAGCCATGATGACTTGGTTGACTCCACGGTCATGGCTCTCATGCGTTTCAGGCAAGGCGGTTTTATACGCCTACCGACAGATGAGCCTGAAGAACAAAGATACTTTAAGTCGCGGCGAGGCGGGTTTTACTAATGAAAAAAGAACGTATGGCTTTAGAGAAGGTAGTCAAGGATATATTTAGTAAATACGATCCTGATAATGCACCTACAATAGTAGGCATGATCCCCCCGATGAGGAACGCCGTTGCGGAGTTAAAAGACGGGGTACCTCTTTCAGAGGTCATGTCTCAACTGGAAGCAGACGTGATGCTTGAATACTTCCCTGAAGAGTTCAAGGCTCAGGAACAGCAAGAAATTGAAGCGGCAGCGCAAAAAACTACCAAACCTACAAAACCAGAAGTTCTTTTACCGCCCACTGTACTACCTGAGAACTTTCGCGTAGGTGGGCGAGTAAAACTAATTTAGAGACATACTATGGCTACAGAAAAAGGTTATGGATTAGCGTCTTTAGTTCCACTTAACGCACGAACTTTTATAAGAAACATTATGCGGGAAGAGGGGGACACTAGCAGTCTTCTTGCCGCAGAAGATTTTACTCCCGAACAGATTGAACTTATATACAAGCAGGTGGATGAAGGGCGCGTAGTCGATAAAGAGCGGGGCATTATACAAGCTGATTCTTATGGCGATAGAGTAGAAGAATTAGAAGCAGCGGGGATTGAGAGGTCAGGTAGAGCGCACCCAAGTTTCATAGATCAACTTAAGCTATCTTTCTCTGACTCTCCCGCAGGAGCCGCGTATAACTTAGGCACTACTTTGGGTGGGTATACGGCTATAAAAAACTCAGATGGTACAGTAACCATTCGTGACACTTATAATTGGACAGGGCAAAAGGGTGATCCTGAAGGAGAAGTAAATATGACTCTTTCAGACTTTTTCGATTTGCTACCAAGAATTATAAAAGACCCAGAAGGCGCAGGTAATGTGGCAATGCGTTCTATATTCAAAAATAAACAAAGCCCCGTTGAATTCACACTGCCGCCAAGACAAGGTGTTAGTGCATCAACTGAAATGCCCGAAGGGTTCCGTGCAGGCGGACGCACAAGACTAATTTAGAGATATATTATGGCTATTGAGAAAGGTTTATACGCAGCACCTGAAGGCATCGACGATGAGCTAGAGATGGAAGGCGAGACTGCTCTGGAGATTGAGATTGTAGACCCAGAGATGGTCACTATGAGTGACGGTAGCGTGGAGATCACGTTGATTCCTGACGCAGACATCTCAGATGTCATGTCATTTGATGCTAACTTGGCAGAGGTATTAGACGAGGGACAGCTTAACGAGTTAGCAGATGATCTGGTCGGCATGGTCGATGCGGATATTGATAGTCGTAAGGACTGGGCCGATACGTTTGTTAAGGGTCTGGATGTACTGGGCTTCAAGTACGAAGAGCGTACTGAGCCGTGGGAAGGCGCGTGTGGGGTATACTCTACAGTGCTTGCCGAAGCTGCTATCCGTTTTCAAGCCGAAACAATGTCCGAGACGTTTCCAGCCGCTGGCCCTGTACGGGTCAAGATTGTTGGTGAAGAGAGCAAAGACAAGGAAGAGGCGGCAAACCGCGTAAAAGCGGATATGAACTACGAACTTACCGAGCGCATGGTGGAGTACAGGCCCGAGCACGAGCGGCTCCTGTATAGCCTTGGACTTGCCGGTAGTGCGTTCAAGAAGGTCTACTTTGACCCGAACATGGGCCGACAGGTCGCTATCTACATTCCCGCTGAAGACGTGGTTGTGCCCTACGGTGCCTCACATGTAGAAAGTGCAGAACGTGTTACGCACATCATGCGTAAGACTAAGAATGAGTTGAAGAAGCTACAGGCCGGTGGGTTCTACCGAGACGTAGATCTGGGCAGTCCGCAGCCGTACCACACCGACATTGAGAAGCGTAAGGCTGAAGAAGGCGGGTACTCACTAACAGATGATGACCGCTACTCTTTATACGAAGTACACGCAGACCTCGTTATTGAAGGCATTGACGAAGACGATGATGAGATCGCCAAGCCGTACGTAGTGACGTTGGAGCGGGGTACAAATGAGATTCTAGCAATACGCCGAAACTGGAACCCCGATGACTCGTTGATGCTCAAGCGGCAGCATTTTGTGCACTACGTGTATGTGCCGGGATTTGGGTTCTATGGGCTTGGTCTTATCCACATCATAGGGGGATACGCTAAAGCCGGAACATCGCTGATACGGCAACTGGTGGACGCAGGCACACTGTCGAACCTACCGGGGGGTCTAAAAGCTCGTGGTCTGCGTATTAAGGGTGATGACACGCCGATTGAACCGGGTGAGTTTAAGGATGTAGACGTACCGTCAGGCAGTATCCGCGACAACATCATGCCGCTCCCATATAAGGAGCCAAGTCAGACTCTGCTAGCCCTGCTGAACCAGATCACAAACGAAGGCCGTCGTCTGGGCGCTATCAGTGACATGAACATCTCGGACATGTCGGCTAATGCCCCTGTAGGTACTACGCTTGCCCTGTTGGAGCGTACGCTGAAGCCTATGGCTGCGGTACAGGCCCGTGTTCACTACGCTATGAAGCAGGAATTTAAGCTGCTCAAGGCAATCATGTCGGAGCACGCGCCAGAAGAGTACGCCTACGAGCCGATGCGGGGCGAAGTGACCGCTCGCGTGGCAGACTATATGGCAGTTGATGTCATCCCAGTCAGCGACCCGAATAGCTCTACGATGGCCCAGCGTGTTGTGCAGTACCAAGCGGTATTGCAGATGTCACAGTCAGCACCGCAGATCTACGACTTACCGCAGCTACACAGGCAGATGATTGAGGTATTGGGCGTTAAGAACGCCGACAAACTTGTCCCGACAGAGGACGACGCGAAACCGACTGATCCAGTCAGCGAAAATATGGATGCCTTGGTTGGTAAGCCTATGAAGGCATTTATCTATCAAGACCATGAAGCGCACATCGCAACGCACCAAGCATTTATGCAAGACCCACAGATCATGCAGATGATCGGGCAAAACCCCCAAGCGAAGCCGATTATGGCGGCGTTACAGGCGCACATTGCAGAACACCTTGGCTTCAACTACCGCAAGCAGATGGAAGAGAAGCTAGGCGCACCGCTACCACCTCCGGGTGAGGAGCTACCTGAACAGGTCGAGGTCAATCTGGCCCGTCTGGTCGCTGATGCGGGTAAACAACTTACACAGCAGCACCAGCAGCAAGCGGCCCAACAAGCTGCCCAGCAGAAGGCTCAAGATCCTGTTGTGCAAATGCAACAGGCCGAACTACAGATCAAGCAGCAAGAAGTACAGCGTAAAGCGGCTAAAGACCAACTAGACGCGCAGATGAAGCAGGCTGAACTGGAGTTGAAGGCTCGTGACCAGATGCAAGACGCTCAGATAGATCAGGCTGAACTGGCCTTGAAACAGCAAGAACTGCAAATTGACGCGCAGAAAGCGGGCGCTAAACTTGCCGCAGATCGCAGGAAAGACAATACAAAACTGGATCTTGATTTACTCAAGACAATGAAGGATTCCAACAACAATAGAGGCCAATAATGGCTACAACCGTCTTAGACGTGCTAAAGGAACGGATCGAGGCTGACAAAGCCTCTGCACTACAATTTCTAGGTGGTGGGGGAGCTAAAGACTTCTCCATGTACAAAGAAGCCACAGGTTTGATTCGAGGTCTCGAAACCTGCTTGGGCTATGTAGAAGACCTCTCGCGCAACTTGGAGTACGACGATGAGTGAAGCTGTTGACACAGTTGAAGCTACGGAAGAATTGGAAGCACAACTACCTACGCCTGTGGGCTATCGGGTATTGGTTGCGCTACCACAGATCGAAGAAACCTTTGACGGCACTAACCTGCTCAAGACGGATACGATCAAGAATCAGGAACATATCATGTCAATCATTGGCCTTGTGGTGGATATGGGTGAACAAGCCTATAACGACCCTGAAAGGTTCACGACTGGCCCTTGGTGTAAACAAGGTGACTATGTGATGTTTCGTGCCAATTCAGGCACACGATTTAAGGTTAACGGGTTAGAGTATCGTTTGATGAACGA